ACTAAAAACGTTTGAGTTAGCTAATTTTGCAAGTTCTCTAGCCCTAGTCATTTTAGCTACTACTTTTTAGATATTTATATTGATATAGAGAATTATGATTTCCACACTAATACTTTTGTATTAGATATAGCAGTACCAGCAACTACTGATGGATTACCAGCAGAAGTACCAAGAGAACCATTATTCTGAACATAATAGGTTTGTGCTGTAGTAAGACCAGTTTGACCAGAGTTGATTCCACCAATAGTAGTTATCTTACCTGTTGCTCCATTAGCAATTGCTCCTGCTGCAATACCAATGTAGTTTTCTGCAGTTAGGTTGGTTACTAAACTATCAGTACCAAGAACATATGATGTACCTTTATTGGACCCACCACCATTTCTAATAGCAATAACTACTTTATTGGTAGTTGAGTCAAATGCAGATGAAATGTAATCATTATCAGCACTAAGTGTAATAGGAGTACCAAAACTAATTGATGTGCCACTTACAGTTCCAGTAATTACTGTACCAGAACCAGAGTTGCCATCATCTCTATAAGAAATAACTATTTTATTATTATTTGAGTCATATACTGATGATTGGTTTGTAGAACTAGCAGATTCATATACAACAGGAGTACCAAAACTAATTGATGTACCACTTACAGTTCCAACAACTGCTGTTCCATAGCTACCGTTAGTACTATCTCTATAAGCAATGACTATTTTATTGTTAGTTGAGTCAAATGTACACGTTGCATCTTGACTGGCATTGGTGGAGAACACTGATTCACTACCAAAAGAAATGTTAGTACCAGATACAGTTCCAACAATTGCTGTTCCATAATTAGAGTTACCACCATCCTTATAAGAAATAACTATTTTATTACTATTAGAGTCAAATGCTGTTGCAGTAGTATTAGTTTCTGCGTTATTAAAAGTCACTTCACTACCAAAACTAATTGATGTACCACTTACAGTTCCAACAATTGCTTTACCTTTATTGCTATCCTGATAATACCTATAAGCAATAACTACTTTATTATTATTGGAGTCAAATGCGCCGGAACCGTAGATGCAAGTTCCGCTCCTAAACTGAACAACACTACCAAAAGAAATACTAGTACCAGATACAGTACCAACTACTGCATTACCAGAACCACCATCATCAATATTCTGAAAAATAATAACTACTTTGTTACTATTGGAATCAAATACTACATCATACATTTCAGTAGTACCAGTTTTAAACGTAACTTCACTACCAAAACTAATTGAATTATTACTAGCATCTACAGTTCCAACAATTGCTTTACCACTACTACCATCACTATTATCTCTAAAGGCAATAACTATCTTACCAGCATTAGAATCATATGCTACTGCTGTACCGTTAGTAACACCATCATTAAATATCACAGCACTACCAACAGATGGATTTGCAGAACCTGATTGAGCAACAACGGCCGCAGTTCCATCTGTTTTAATGATTACTGTTGCACCATTAGCAATAGTGCCACTTGCAACGAAGTTAGATACACCAGACTCAACACCAGTAAGTGATGAACCATCTCCTTGATACGAAGTAGCTGTAACAACACCAGTTACAGTCATTCCATAATTAGGAACTTTAATACCTTTGTTTGCTGTAATGATACCAACAGAGTTTACATTGGTGACATCCTCATATGAGATCGTACCAGCGATTGATACCTTTTCTGCTGCAACATCCTGTACGGTGATACTTGGTGTGCCCTGCAGTCCCGTAGCGTTCCCTAAGAGGGTTCCGGAGAAGTTTGTAGCACTCAGTGTATTAGTTGATGTATTGTATGCAATATCAGCGTTGGTCGCTGCTTGGGTCATACTCCCAGAAGTTTGACTAGTGACTACAAGTCTCTGTGTCCCACTTGAGGCGTTTAGTGTGGCTCCAGCTACAATACCAGTGAGATTTGACCCATCACCATAGTATTGAGTAGCACTGACAACACCAACCACATCAAGTTTAGCGTCAGGAGTTGAACTATTGACACCAACATTGTTACTGGCGTCAACACTAAAAACTGACGAATTAGCTAATTTTGCAAGTTCTCTAGCCCTAGTCATCTCAGCTATTACTTTTTAGTTATTTATGTCAATCAAAAAGATTTAAAACTGGTTGGTTCTTCAGGCCACTCTACATTATGAGGAAATCCTTCTTGCGATGTTATATCTCTCAGGTCTTGACGATACTGTCTCCACTCATCACTCATTATAAAATCAGAACAACCCATCCAATCAGATTCTGATATCAAATTATTTCTATTATTTCTAATACCCTTAGATGCTTGAGTATCAATATTCAATCTATATGAATCCTCTTCTTCTTGATTATTGAAGATAGGACCAATCACATACTTAGTAAACCACTTACCTTTAATCTCCTCAATACCCTGTCTTACAACAGTTTCATATGGTGGAGTAGTTTGTGGTTGTGGTCCCTCAAGAATAACCTCAAGACCATATGTCTCTATAACATATGGTGTCAATGGTTTAGGGAAAGAAATATTTGGATACTTATAATATAAATCTCTTTCACTAATTACTTCACCAGTTTCTCTAACCCTTAGTTCCATATATTAAGCGATTGCAAGGAATAAGTAAGTGCCGCCACTGGCATTTAGTGATGCTGATGCTGATGAAGTTACTGTAAATCCAGAACTCAACGGATCAATATAATCAGTGTTTGTTACTTGTACCTCCTGTTGATTGATCATCATGTACGGATCATTACCACTTACGATGCCTCTAACACTGTCCCAATAGTACCAATTAGTTCCAGCAGCTCCTGCAATTTCAGTATCAGTACGTTTGATCATTACAAATCTTGCACCTGCAATAAATCCACAATCAACGTTAATGTTATTACCAGTGCCAGCATATCTTCCTATTTTACTAATTTTGTCAAGACTTGCAAATAGATATCCAACATGAGGTCTAGTATTGTAATTACTATTACTATAACTACCCAAATAAATGTTTGTTGATGTAAATGCTGATGGACCCCACATTTGTCCAGCAGTAGTTGTAGCTTCTCCTGCAGGATCTCCCCAATACATATGTTTGGTCACTCCACCAGTGCTTGTATATGCAGGAAAAGCAGTATTACTAAAATCTCTTGTTTTAACAAACACTAGCTCTGGGACAACTCCTAACTGATGAGGGACAGCATGGTTAGCTGTACCATTTCCAGTATATGTTACTATATCGAAAAATCCTGGCGCTCTTTTAAACATTTCAAGAATATAGTTACTACCACTATTATTGATAATAGCTCCACCACCCATATCAAGAAAATTATTACCCATTGTATGGATAGCAGAAGTTTGTGGGCCTTCGTCACTGGCCCCAGTTGTTGCGATGTAGTTATATCCACTTCTCATTCTATCAATAGCATAAGGAGTACCACCACTAGTTCTATGGCTATGAATCAAGTCTACAGCAAATTTTGTATCACGGACGATGTTACCAGCAGTTCCATTATAATTTAATGCTTGATATACATCAGTACCTGCAGTTGGTGGTTTATTCGGACGGCGGATTGCCATGTAGATGAAAGTGTTACCTGCAGCACTTACATTGTTTCCAGTCTGATCACGCCATCCAAACCCATTATTGGTGACAAATACCCTTAAACCTCCTCCCGCAGGGGATGTCTCAGCATTTGTATTATTTGGTTGTAAAATAGGTTGATCAGATCCACTTAAACCCATAGCGTCAGAGGCTCCACGCATTGAATCTAATATAAACCAGGAGGCATCCCCGTTTGTCCTTTTGATCATTACCCACTGCGGTTCAAATCCTACATCAACCGTTTGAAGTCCACCTGAATTAGTACCCGTATAACTCCCACATTTAATAATGCTTTCATCACCATCCGTGCCAAACGATGCGTCGTCATGAGCAAAGATGTAGGCGACGTAAGGTGTGTTATTTTTATTTACCTCGTCATCAATGCCGACAGTAAACTCAGTGGATGTTGGCGACGTATTGTTCCATGATTCATTTCTTGGGATAGCTGCATTATCTTCATTTAATTCCAGATATTTTCCTGCGCCCACTGATCGGTGATATACAGTCCATTTTTCTGCGATAGTAGTAGCTTTTACAATTATCATCCCCGGCACACTGCCGAGCGAATGCGCAACTGTTCTGGCACTACCTGTTCCCGTATAAGTAACTATATCAAAGAAACCAGGCTCTTTGCGGAATGTCCAGGAGACGTGATCTCTGTCAAGATAATTAACAACTTGATAAGTTTGATCTGTACCTAAAGTATATCCATCACTATTAAAACCATTCATTACATTACTGACAGTCACAACGTCTTTAGCGTCACTGCGTATCCAGTTACTAACACTTCTCTCTGTATCAAATAGAGAGTGATAACTTCCTGTTTCCCTAGATTTTGTCCAGACTAATCCACCTTTACCTAATCCTGGATCACTAATTCCAAGACGCCATTCTTGTACAGACTTGTTGCCTGAAATGTCTAAACGATAATATCTATAAGCAGTTGTATTTGATTGAAAAGTATGTTTCGTAAATTTACCTTCTTTCCAGTCGGTTGCCTCATAGTTTATATAAGCTAATTGTGTCCAATTTGTTGCGTCGTTAGAACCAGACGATATTATCGAATCAGGGTAGTTGTATACAGCTCCAATAGTGTTATCTCCTTGTGGTGCTAATTCAAAAAATTTAGCTACTACTGCGGAACCATAGTCAACATAACAATCAATCGTGCCATAATAATAGTCTGTATTAGGGCTAGAGAATATATTATTATTTAATTTACTAAGATCTGGTGTTCCAGTGATAGATGTAATAGTTTTTCCATTTAAACTTACGCCAACAAAACTGCCAAGTTCAATTCCATTACTAATAGATTGGGGTCTTTGGTTGGTTGCAGCCCCTGAATTTGTAGAATTGCCTTTATATAAAGTTGTACTAAAAACATCATCAACGTAAACCTTGTCTTCACCTGCTGCTCCAGCAGCACCCATCATCATTGCTCTTGTTAAGTTACTCATATCAGTTAACGTAATCTACTAGTGATGAACCTCTAAATCTTGTCCCACCGTCATCCGTAAGGAACATGAAGAGATGCGTTTTGC